AACTCCACTGCCCCCAGATGACAACACAAAATTTGTGCTAGGCACAACATCAAAGTAATCAGATGCTTTGCTTGTATCACGTTTGAAGTACACATACTTCGCTGATTCATTTTTAGTTGGATTTACCACACTTGCAAATAGATCCGGATTGTCTACCACTCCGTCGTCGTCCGAATCATTGAAAGAAACAGCAACCTCTCTGGTGTCGTTAAACCCAGTAGATAAAACTCTGTTGCCAACTATTGCAAAAGCATAATCTTCTGCTAGTTGCACGGTGCTGTCAGGCATGGTATTAAATTTAAGAACTTTGATTTGGTCTCTAACAACCTTGCCTGTGGTTGCATCAAAGATCTTTTGATCTTCATCGTAGAAGAATCTATTTTTTGATGCTGACCTAAACACATAATTCAGTGTTCTTGTCTTGATAGAATAAACTTGGTTGATTGCTGTGAACTGTAATAACCAACTGCCATCTCTGTTTGTGTCTGATGTGTTTCCTTGGAAACCTAGATCGAAAGATGCATCTGTGTTGAGATTTGTTTCGGATATGAATTCCCATTTATTGGTGTCGATATCAAACGTCAACCCAAAATTTTGGTAATTTTTTATAGCATCAATAATCAAACTTTCCACTGCCGCTACCGTCCTTGTCGCGAACGCTGGAATAACTTCTTTTATTATCGCTGTGCTTGGCACTCTATCAGTCAGTGTAATTGGTCCGGTACCATCTGTGAAATTACCTTGGCCATAATTGGCACCATCTTGCTTTACACTAACGACCTTTGTCCATATCACCGATTGTGATCCTGCGTGTCCGACAGCACCCGCCATCAGTGTGCCGTTTGCCATGAAGTGTTGTCCAGCCGGTGCCTCAAACTTTAACAGTGCACCAGGCTTAACATACTTCAAATTGTTTGTGGTGTAATCGCCAACTGCCAATGGTCCTGTTTCACTAAAGTATCCTGTGTATGTGTTGGTTGCTTCAGTGCTCAGTGTCCATGTGTAGTTTGTTCCTGTTGATTGCCTTGTGTACTTGTCATAATAAAAATCTCTCACGCCAACAGATTTGAGCAACGGATTAATGGTGTTAGCAATGATGCTCTGTATTTCACTGTTTGATTGGTATGCAAAATTTGTAGTTGGTTCAGAAAACTCTCTGTATACCAAACCTTCATCTGCAAAAATATTAGTAGACGAATAAGCACCTGTTGGATCTATCAAATCATAATATCTCGAAATACCAGATGCAGTTCTGTTGACTGCTTTAGTTTTTGCAATGCCTTGGAATTGTGTGAGCGGCACAATTTGATAATCTTCAGCAGTGGTCATCCTGTTGTTAGAATAATAAGCCTGTGGCGCTTTTGTCTTGATGTCTAAATTTGATTCCGTTGCCACAGCATTGTCCACAGTGGTCTGCAGATCCATTGTGATTGTCAATGTGTTCTGTTGTCCTTTTGCGTTGATGTAATTTACCGATGCCGTAACACCACGCATGTCTCTTGGTCTGATTGTGTAAGTTGAATTTATAGAACTTCTATAATAAGCACGGAACAATCCATTTGGATTTTCTCCAAACACTCCATCCGCGAACACCAAATCAACTGCATCATTGGCTCTGGTGTTTACACTGAATATTTTTCTCACAGATTCTGACAGCGAATTATAAATTGCATTGTTTCCTGTGATTGCAGGAATTTTTGTCCATGCATTGTCTATGGTTCCATTCTGTGTAAGATCGTACAACCATACATCTGAATTGTTGATGTTGTTTTTATCGATCGAAACTGTGGTGTTTGGTGATGGATTTGTAACTGTGAATTCTGAGAATCCTAAGTCGCCTTGTTTGAACAACATGAAGAAGCCTGTGTTTTCTGACGCATTGCCTTTGCCGTCTGCTCTATACAACATGCCCAATCTGTTTCCTGGTATAGGTGATTCTTCGTAAATGTAATTTTGATTTCTGAACGTCGCACTCACAATTTCAAATGGCATTGGTTGTGAATTAATGTTCCTTGTGAACTTTAACACCGGCACGTCAACATTGGTAGTTGCAAATTTGTATTGATGTGTTATAACACCTCCGATGTTGTCTTGTATCGCAGGTGACCCAAATTTTTGTGTGCCACTCAATGATGCGTTCACTACTGCAACGAACTGTTCTAACCAGTTCGAGTTTGTTGGATCACTCCAACTTATCACAGAATTGGATAAGTCTGCTCCGGATGAATCTGTCACAGATTCTGTGGTGCTCACACTTGTGATTTTGATGAGTCCACTGCCTGCTTGGTTCCTTTTGGGCACATAACTTAACAGTCTTGCTAGACGTAAAATGCTGTCACGTCTTTGTGCTGTGTCTATGAAGTTTTCTCTCGCATTCAGATCTGTTCTGAACGACAAGTTTTGTCCTAGATATGCAATCAAATCTATGAGTGCAATGTACTCCGACGACTCAATGTAATCATTGAAATCTTCTGGATAATTGTTCTGCAAGTACTGTATCATCGTCCTGCGTAATGTGTCAAAATCGTATGATGCAAAATCACTCTGCTGGAAAGATCTATAGATCTTCTGCCAGTCTTGTGATATTAGTAAACTGTTCTGTCTATCTGTTGTGGCCATGTTATGTGTGTATTTATTTTAGTAATAATGTGCGTACTTATTAGTATGCAGAAGGCACACTGGTATTGGCGCCTGCTTGTATCGGATTAGACGTAACATCCAGTCCTTGTTCCTGATTAAACGCGAGAGACAGCGATTCTCCTATGTTGTATGGAATATATGTGATGTCCAATGCAATGTTCAACCCATATTCTTGTTGTTGTATTTGTAATGTGTCTAGGCGCCATCTAGGATCTCTACCAACTATTTCGATAACATCTTCTTCTACTGCTTTGCTAAGGTCGGATGTTAAAGGTTCAAACAACAAATCCCACACGATGGTACCATAATCAGGTAACTCTAGTTTCTCACCTTTTTTGATGTAGAATGCGTTCAGTAAGTCTGTTCTAGCCAGTTCATAATCATACAGTGTGTTGGAATCGAAATCCCTGTTAACAGTGCTGAATCCGACGTAACTTTTGATTCTACGTGGTGTGCCCAACGAATCGCTTGTAGTAGTCTTTGTTAATTTTACTTTTGCCATGTTATCCTGCGTTTGTGTCTCCGGATCCCGCCACATGTGGATGTCCACAGTTAGCGTTGTCGCCTTGTCTTATCACAAACTTGCCTCCTGCTTTGACCGTACTCGAACTGTCCACAGTGCTCATCGGTGCCGCATGTATGCCTATGCCATGTCCAACATGTGGACCATCGCCCTTGACGTTGATAGGTGCTCCATTCACAAGCACATTAGACACTTGCCCATTTGCCAATGTTCCACCTTCTATGTTGCTGACTCCAATTTTTGTTATTGCTGGCATACTGTATTTACGTCCTTGTGCTGAGGTCATTTGGTGACTTTTTGTCTTTGAGTGGTTCCAAATATTCCCTATCTGTCCTATCACGAGTTACAAGGCTTCTAACCTTGTCTTCATGTAATGACCATTCTTCATGCACAGGCACCCTCTTCATGATTGATCTTAGTTGTAAATTTTTGCCGCTGACTGTGACTGATCTTGAATCTGTGCGATAAGGAAACACAAACTGTTCGTCTGTGTTTGGCAATGTGTGTACCTGCAACGGTTGTATGGTTGCCTGGTCCGCTGTTGCTGATTCACCTGCTGTGGTTATTGCCACTGTGCCCGAGTTCAAGTTGATTGTGCCACCATCTATGTCGGTGCCTGCATTTGAAACTTGCAGTTTTGCAGTGCTTTTCAAGGAAGTGTCGCCCACACTGTCCACGTTTACTTTACCTGTGGTTTTCAAATTGAAATTGCCCACCACACTGTCAGCGTCCGTGACTGCTTGTAGATTTATGTTGGACGTCAAACTATCATCTTGGTTTGCACTGTTGCCCGCCAACACATCAACATCACCTGTGGCGTGAATCCTTACATCTTTACGTTGTATCACTACACCTGCAGGACCTAGAGATCCTATCTGCGATGCACGGATGTCCACATGTCCACGCAACGATTCCATTTTGAAATCTTGGTTCACTTCGATCCTGCCTTCACCTTTTGCCTTGATGTGCATCTCGCCTGTAGATTCTAATCTGATCGCGCCTGTGCTGACCTTGTCTATGGCAGGATCATGGTATGCGTTGATGTCGTTCCTTGTGGTTCCTGCCGCTTTCATGTTGATGTTCCTGCCTGCTTCGATGTTCACATCTCTGTCTGCCCTGAAATTGAAATCTTGTTTGGTATGCACACTCACAGAGTCGCCGGCGAATATATCTATCTTGCCGTCTTTGGTGAATTCCATCCATGACTTGCCGTCCGCGGAGCCGATGTAAATCAAACCTTCTGTGTCATGCATCACAATCTGATGTCCTGTGCGTGTTCTCAACCTTATTAGTTCGTTGGTCTTGACGCCCTGTGTTTCGTTGTTGACATTTTCCTGTGGTGTCCCGTCATCCATCACAAATGTGTGTCCACCTTGTCTCGAGTTTGCTCTCTTGATAACCCTGCCGTCCTTGTCTTGTATGGCACCATGAAGGTTGCCTACGTCTGGATTGTTGGATATCTGCCCAAACAGATCAACTGGTCCCGGAGTCGAAATTCCAAACACCTGCGATGGCGATTCTCTCCTTGCTGAAGATGATGTGTTGCCTCTCACATTGTCGTTTGCCAAACCTTGTTCGATCAGCCTGTCCACAAATGGATGCACTGGCTTCCTGGTGGCGTCAGGCGTGGTCCTCACAGATTCTGCCTTGTTGAATTCCGTTGTAGGCGTAGCACTTATTTTTTCTTGTATCAGTTCTGAGTCGTAATCGGCACTGTCCTCGTCTACTTCCTTTAACCTGGTGGAAGGATTGCCTGGTAACATGTGGTTCATGTACAGGTCTATTGGATATCCTATGATGTAACCCCTGCTGAGATCACCCTCTTCGAACATCACCGCACATTGAGTTTCTATGTCGGGTGGTGGCATCCACATTCCGTATGACTTTTGTGAGTCACTCCAGTCCTTACTGCCAGGCTTTGTGAGATTGCCTGGTGTGACTCCGTAGAATGGTGTCAAATATCTGACTGTGATCCATGTGTCAGGATTGGCTTCCTGTCCACCGAATGCCCCAACAAACACTTTGACCCTGCCGTTGCGTTCTTGGTCTGTGGTGTTTTTGACTTTGCCTATGTACAGTGCGTGGCTGGCCACACGATTGCTGGACGTTATGAAATCTCTGTTTGGTTTGGGGTTAAATTTCTCTGTTGCCATTATCTTACTTGCCTTGTTCTGTCACCTACTTCGTATGTATTCTGGTACCTGCCCGACTCAGTTTTAGTTGCATAACCGTTTTCTACTTTCCATTCATAGGCTTTTTTGCGACATTCAGATCTTCCTCCACCAGACTCTTTACATTCCTCTTGCACCCTAAGGAAACCTCTTGTCGCCGCATCTGATACACTCACATCCACTAGAGTTAATCCTGTGGATTGATCTAATCCCACCAGCGTTTTGCCTTCGTAATATTCCTCTTTGGTCAGTCCACCGTATTTGTCGGTGCCGGAGGTCTTCTCTTCGGAGATCACTTCAGTGACCTCTCCTCCAGTCGTAGTTTCTTGTGTTACCTTCTTAACTTTTTTATTGCCTTCTATCTCTGTTGTTTCTGTGACCGTCCTGTTGCCCACTTTTGTTACTGTGGTGCTTGTGGCCACACTTGCACCTGCCGGACCGTATGTGTCGCCTATGCCTTGATTAGGAGATAACGGATTGTATATTTGATCCAACCCTGCGTTATTAGTTGACAGTCCAGTCACTGTGCTGGTCTGGGTGTGTGTGCGATCGTTGTTGGATGCCAACACATTGTCTGCGTTGTTGCTGTAATTACTTTGGTCAGACGCTGTACCTCCTGAGTTGGTGGATGCTGTGTCACTGGACGTGGTCCCACCTGCACCGCTATTCAACATCCTGACGATGTTGTTAATGTACAATCCACTCCTGATGGTTGCTTCTGTCGGTGTGTCTACTTGTGTCTGACTGCCTGTTTTGAATGTGTCGGGGGATGCAGGTGCTATGCCCTGTCCTCCTGCCACTCCGTTGGTCATGCCAGTTTCTTGTGCCTTTGGTTGTTCGAGTTCTTGGTGTCTACACCTCACCATGCCCAGTTGCTGTGTGAATCTGCCTTCCTCGAAATTACTGGTGACTGATATCAGTCTGTAGAAGCCACCAAAGAATGATGTGTCATACTTGCCACTGCCCTGAAGGCCCGCCATCAATCCCGTTTCATCATCGATGTCTGTGGGAGTCTTGAAATTCACTCTCACGTACACCTGCCCGTTGTTGGCGTCGATGGATCCATCTTCCAGTTCGTATGCATTTGCCTCACTGCGTGGAAGTACGTTTGGGTTAAAATCTTCTTGTGCCAGATAATACGGGTCGCCCAGTATGTCCAGTTCTAGATTGATCAAATCTGCCTGTGGGTCAGACAGTTGTTTCTTAATTATGGATGCAGTCTTGTATCCAGGCACTGCTCCCAATTCACCACCTTGAGTTTCCGCAGTAGCGTCATAATCAGTGATTTTGGTTTCTACCACTGCAAGTCCTTTGTCCAATGCCTTGTCTCCTTCTTCACTTTCGCCATAGTTTTTTGTAAGAACAGGAGTTTTTGAAATTTTGTCGTTGGTGCCACCTGGTGTCTTGTCATCCTCTGCGGCAGTGGCGGCAAAGAAAGCAAAATTGTATTGCAGATCAAAATTTAGGATGTCTCTATTCTTGCCTGTGTAGATGTAATCGTATTCTCTTGCAACTTCTTTGACATTTATTTTTACACTTGGGTCTGAGTTTGGCAATGCCACATATTGGTCAACCCAATATGGACGTACTATAAACTTATTCGGTGTAGCACTTTCGTTGGCGTCAATCCATTTATAATCAATCTTGTACCACGGCACTTCACCATATGAGTTTACATCCACGTTCATAGTNTCATCTGTCTTGAACTGACGCATGATGTAATCACTCGAATCTATAATGGCTTGGATTATACTGAGTACCGGTGTGCCTGTGTTGTAGGTGTATACCCTTGTGGCGTACTGGTCGTTGAACTTGATTTGTCCAGCACCCTTGGCTCTCAGTTCTTCTTTTATCAATTTGCCTTCTTCGTTGAGTTCAAAGGTTACCTTGTTGGCGGCACTGGAGAATGCATCATGGTTCATTGTTGACTTGAATAATTCGATAGCCAGTTTCGAATCTGCGCCTCCACCTGTGAGCAGTATTTCCGAAAATGGCACTTGCCCTGTCTGTGTTTGTGGCACGTCATACAAACCCACATTATATCCTTCTACCTGGGAATCTTCCTGCCCTGGCGTGGTGCCATAATTGAACGGTGTGCCCACAATCTTCAGATCGTAGCCTTCCTTGTTGGTTCTGATTTTAGGTTGTTCATTCAACTGATCCTGTAGATTGTACAGTAATTCTCCCACTGTGGATCCTTTGATGTTGATCGGTTGATCAATTTTTGCCCTGTTGTCTGATAGCGTGTTGGCATTGTATGGCACTGCCGTGAAATTGTATTCCGTGCCACCGCCAGTGACGTTGAATTGGCAATTTATGATCTTCATTGGAAAGTATTTTTCAACACCAGCATCAGATGGCCTGCCTTCGTCGTCCATGCCATAAAATTTTAATTTTAAAAGATATATTCCCTGCAGATAATTCGAGTGTCCTGCCTGCACAGCGGCATCATGTAGATCATCTAACAGTGACGCTCCAAATGGTTCGAACACTGTGAATTCCATATTGTGTACGTTTGACGTTACAGTAGCAGAATTCAATCCAATCACACTACTTAATCGGACATTTCTCACATGATAGTTGAGTTGCGATCCTGGTGCCAGTTGTGGGCCTGCTTCTGGCAGTCCACTTGTCTTAATTATAATTCTTCTGTTGGACCATATGCTGAATTTTCCTGATGCATATTGTGTTTTGGTCAGGGCAGACAGTTGGAATTCATATGTGGACGGTTCCAGTCCGTACAAGATGTTCTCACCAACATTCCTCGTGGACATCACTGTCTTTTGTTTTCTTCTTTTCTGTGCAGTCTTGGTGCCTTCGACCACATCTGATTCTCCAGTAGTTCCGACTGCCACATCTTTGTTGTCATCGATCTGCACAGGAGTTTCCAAGAACCCCGGTGGTGGCTGTGTGTTGCCGTATTCCGGTGTGCCTGTGGCAACTGCCGTAGGTGCCGTAAAAGTCTTACTCTCTGGTACTGTGCCAGTCTTCACACTGGATGTTTGTCCGGCCGCTTGGTTGTTAACCAAACTCTCTTTCACGTTCGGTGCATTAATCACTGGCTTTGTCTCTGTTACTTTTGACTCCTTTTGTGTAACACCGCCCGCGTAAGTGTTTGTTGTTACTGTGGGTGAATTATTTTGTGTTATGCTTACTCCTTCTGTCACGGCAGGTGTGTTCACCTGCCTGATATGGTTTGCGATCTTCTGTTCTTTTTGTAGTATCTGATTGTTGTATACTTGCTTAGTTTGTGTAGGCAGTTTGTCCCATTCCTTGTTCTTGATCATTATTTTTTTTTGATCTTCCAATTTCACAAGGTCATTCAATTGACTCTTTACCTCTGGTGCTTCGAAAGATTTTTGATCCAGTTTGATCGCTGGTTGATCCCCAGGAATGGTTTGCTCTCCTGTGAAAACATTCCTGTGATTGCTCTGCGTCTCTGCATATTTCTTGTTTGCTTTGATGTCCGACGTGGTTGCGTCATTGCCATTGTAATAAGACTTGCTCCAATCTCTTGTTTCTTTGCTATCACCGTACCCTAGTTCTTCTAGTGTGGTCAGTTCTGTCTCATTTCCTGTGATGTAATTGTAGGCATCCGAGGCGGTATCCTTGAGTTCACCACTTTTGATGTATGCATAAGCGGCCGCCAGTGAAGTAAAAGCAAATGCGCCTACGTAGTAGATGCCGTATCCCGCGGCTACTGGGGCTACCATGTTATGATCCTAGGCCTGCGTCGATGTCATCCTGTCTTGGTATTCTTATGATGGTGCCCTCTACAAAGTCGTTCACAGGATCTTTGAGTGTGTCCGGATTTCTCACACTGAACACCCACCATAGTTTGGCGTTGCCATACAAATCGTATGCCAGTAGGTCTGGTCGTAGACTGTAAAACTTATCGATCTTGTATTCGATGTCATCGTTGTTGAAATCAAATGTGCGTGGCTGATATATGCCCAAATATCCACTGCCTTGTGATGTGCGGGCATAAGGTGACGTTGATGCGTACTTGGCCATTAAATGAATCCATCCTTAGCCAATGTGCCGTTTGCAAAATCCTTGAGGTTAAATTTGTCTTTGATCTTTTTGCGTGAATAAACTGGTTGTACCAACACTGTGAACACTGAATCTGTAGGCACTCTGGTTACCACGCCTCCACTATTTGCACCAACGGAAGTCCTATTGTTTGCTTGTTCTATTCCTGGTTGTCTGCTGGATCCTGATGATTTGGTTCGCTGTTGGGTGTTTGCATTGGTTTCTGGTCCACCTCCACTGTTTTGCACCACAGAGATGTAGTCAACTGATTCTCTCAGTTCTACAGTCACCTGCTCAATTATCACAGGCACATCTTTGAATATGTGTTCACCATACCCATTCAGTCTCAATATCTGTGGTGGATTTCCTTGTGACTCTCCTGGTCCATAAAACATCTTGGACACTGAACGTAAAAAATGTAGAGCCGCTATCCAGTAAGCGCCTTCCCTTGCATTTTGCACAGGCATATTACCTATAATACTCATTGCATCAACTCTGCTGTTGTTGTATGCGTAATATGGGTAATTTGCGTGGGTGACTTCTTGTGGCACATAGTTTGCACTCTGTTGTAGAATTATAGTTGGTGTTACAGGAAAACACAAACCATTCGTTGCGGCCAATGGTGCCATGATCGGAGATTCTTTGTAGAATCCTGTTGCCGCTGGTGGCAGGCTCAATTTTACACGCCAGTCACTTTCTCCTGCGGCATCGCCACTGATCACTTGTGGTTGGGTAGGTGTCCTACCTGTGTTGCCCATTATTCCGCCCAAGGGTAAATTAGCAAGATTTAGTCTCGCCGAACTCTTGTTGCCCAATGAGAATCCAGTGCCTGTTGCGGCCTTGAAGCCAGCATTTGCTTCACCAAAACTCTGATTGAACCTGGCGCTTTCTGCGGCAAAGTGTTCTCTCATTCCTGCATTTTTTAATTCTGCCATGACGCTGTATTTATTGCAATCAAAATGTGCGTATATTATTGATTTTTTGGTTGCAGAACTGTTGCAGATACCATACACTTAATACTATAAATATAGAAAGATACACTTATGCCAGTCAACTATCTCAACAACAAAGACATATTGAAGCAGATACACAAATCCAAGAACTCTTACTGTTCATTTGTGAGAGAAGGCTATGACAAGTATGACATCATCGTGCCTTCACTGGACAAGATCAACATCAGAACAGTGGCGCAGGCCAAACGTAACCGGGCATCAAAGATGCAGAAAGATGCATACGAGGCCGCTAAACTAGTAAACAAAAAAGTAAAACAAGCAGAATTTGAAGTGAAATGGCAAAAGATTGACAAGAACGATTTGATATTCCGTGTGATGACATATGATCACATACCACTGGAGCCGGGACGTAAACGCAAGCCAAAGACAGAAGCAGACCACAGGGTGAAAGTAAACTTTCCCCCGTTCCAACACTACAAGTTTGATGCATCCGAGAAGGTAAAATGTGTGGGCAAATCACACTGGGTTGGATCTATGAGCAATGGAAAGTTCGTGGTGCCGTTGGAACATCCAAAGGGCAAAATGACAACAGAACTGGCAAGGATGTTTTTGAAACTGTGCAAACGTTATGCCACCAGAGCCAATTGGCGTGGTTACACAGCAAACGATGAGATGCAATCACAGGCGTTGTTGCAACTGAGTCAAATTGGGTTGCAGTTCGACGAATCCAAATCCGACAATCCATTTGCTTATTACACTGCGGCAATCACAAACAGTTTCACAAGGATCCTAAACATTGAAAAGAAAAATCAAAACATAAGAGATGACTTGCTAGAACTTGCACAGATGAAACCTTCGTCCACAAGACAAAATCAAGACTTAACCAACACACCATACACACCAAAAAAGTAGATTGACTTTTTGATGGTTCTACCTTATACTTGTATTAAGGAAAGCGACACATTGACACAATTATTTAAAAAAGCGGCTTGTTTTACGGACATTCACTTCGGTAATAAAAGTAATTCAAAGCAGTTCAATCAAGACGCAAACAGATTTGTCGATTGGTTTATTGGCCAAGCCAAGGAACATGATTGCGAGACTTGTATATTTTTAGGTGATTGGCACCATCAACGTGCGGCCATCAATGTCGACACACTTTCCTATTCCTTAGACAACTTGGAAAAGTTATCTAAGAACTTTGACTTAACCTATTTCTTGTTGGGCAATCACGATTTGTACTACAAGGAAACCAGGGAAGTCAGTTCCATGGCGTTCGCAAGAAACATTGAACGTATAAAAATCATATCACACCCTACAGTCATCAATAATGTCGCATTTATCCCCTGGCTGGTTGGCGAAGAATGGAGAACTATTCGCGATATGAATACCGACTATACGTTCGGGCACTTTGAACTGCCCAACTTCTTGATGAACGCCATGGTAAGAATGCCGGACACAGCAGAAATACANAGAGAAGACTTTGCCAATCAAGGACAAGTTTTCACAGGGCACTTTCACAAAAGACAAATTGCAGGCAACATACACTACTTGGGATCCCCGTTTGCTCACAACTATGCAGATGCTGATGATTTCAATCGTGGTATGATGGTGCTGGAATATGGCAACGATCCCAAATACATCAACTGGACAGATGGGCCAACATATAAAGTAATAAAATTTTCAGAACTTATCAACAACACAGACGCTGTGCTTAAACCACAGATGCATGTGAGAGTGATGTTGGACGTCGAAGTGACATACGAAGAACTAAACTTTGTAAAAGAAGAGTTTATAAAAAAATATGATCTGCGTGAATTATCAATCATGCAAGATCCNAAGGCACTCACAGAAGACACCAACGAAGGTGTNGAGGTGCAGTTCGAATCAGTCGATAACATTGTGTTGAACCAATTGGCAACTATCGAATCTGATTCGTTTGACAAAGAATTATTGAGGAAATTATACCAAGATCTATGATAAATGTTAAAGCAGTCACAGTAAAAAACTTTATGAGTGTGGGCAATCAGACTCAAGCAGTGCAATTTGACAAGAGCCAACTCACATTGGTGCTAGGGCAAAACTTAGATCTAGGCGGTGATGATGTTGGTGCAAGAAATGGTACAGGCAAAACAACCATTGTGAATGCACTGTCATATGCCATGTATGGTGAAGCACTTACTAAAATAAGGAAAGACAACCTCATAAACAAAACCAACAATAAAAATATGTTGGTGACAGTTGAATTTGAAAAAGATGGTGTGCCATACAAAATTGAGCGTGGACGCAAACCAAACATCTTAAAATATTATGTGAATGACGAAGAACAGGAAATCACAGATGAAGCACAAGGTGATTCAAG